CTTGCCGATGGCGGCGATCACCCCGCCGATGTCATCCCGGAAGGCGTAGACCAGCGCGCCCACGGCCACCAGCGCCGCGCCGATCAGCAGCGGCCAGCCCACGATCGTGGCGGCAAACGTGGCCAGCGCCGTGGTCAGCGGCCCGATTGCACCCAGCCATCCAGCGATGGTGGCGCCAATGGCCAGGCCCTGGAACGCACCCAGCACCGTGAGCACGCTGGCCACGATCGGGGCCAGCACCGTGAAGCTCACCGCCAGCAGGGCCAGGCCGCCAACGATGGCCTGGATGGGCCCGGGCAGCTTGGCAAAGCCATCGACCACTAGCGTGAGCACGGTGACAGTGGCATCAAGAGCCGGCAACAGTGCGACGGTGATCCCAGTAGCCAGGGCGCCGACCTTGCCGCCCAGCATGGCCAGCTTGTCGTTATATTCGTCGGCTTTTTCTGCAAAGGCGCCGGTCATCTTGACGCTGAGCGATTCGATGGCGGCGCCGCCTTCGTTCAACATTGGAATCATTTCTGCTCCCGCCTTGCCGAACAGCTGCATCGCCAAAGCCGTCTTCTCTACTCCATCGGGCATGGCCTTGAACTTGTCGGCAATCTCCAGGGTCACCTGATCGGCCGTCTTCAGGTTGCCGGCTGCATCCTTGGCGCTGATGCCCAGAGCGTTCAATGCGTCGCCGGTTTTGTTGCCCTTGCCGTCCATCTCGAACATGCCCTTGCTGAGCTTGCCGAGGGCCTTGCCCACGCTGTCAATATCGGTGCCGCTGGTGGTAGCTGCCTTGTTGAATCGGGCAAGGGATTCAACGCTTACGCCGGTGCGTTGGCTGAGGTCGTTGAACTTATCGCCCGCCTCGATCGTCCTGCCCACCAGCGCCGCCAGGCCGCCCACGGTGGCCACTGGCGCCAATGCGCCCAGGGCCCCACTCAGCGGGCCGATCCTGCTGGTGAGTGTCTGCGCGGCGCCCTCCACTTGCCTGAACTGGCCCTGCAGCGCTGTGATCTGCTCGCCGCCGGTGACTTTTGCGGCGATCCTCAGCAGGGCATCCATGTTCATGGCCATCAGCTCGCCCCCTGATTCAAGATCTCGGCCTCGATCACCTGCACGTCTTCCACGACTTGGCCCAGGTTCTCCACTGAATACAGGCTACCGATGGCGATCAGCTCGGAATAGATCAAACCGGTGCGGTGGCCGTTGTCGGTACGCCACTGGGTCTGGCAGCGGGTAAACAGGCAAACCGCTTCCCAGTTCTCGGGCCACACCTCGAAGTGTTCGGGCTCGTTCTGCGCTGGGTCCATCCACTCCGGCGGCATCTCGATGCCCATTCCATCGGCAGCGGCTGCCAGCTTCAGAGGATTGTGATCAGGCGCCGCGCTCAGCCAATGCCGCGCGGCGCCTTGGAGTTTCCCCGCTTGGCTCCCTCCAGGCTCTCGGCCCAGGCGTCGCACACGGCCTTGGCCACCCCCTGGATCCTCAGGAACTTGTCAAGCGATGCTGCGGTGAAGTTGATCGGCTCGCCCTCGTCGTCGGTCACACCAGACCAACCGACCAACACCTCGGCCGCGATGGTCCGATGGTTGACCCCTTCCAGTTCAGGGTCATCCTCGCCGCGCTTCAGGAGTGCTGATCGCCTTGCTGATGCCACCAGCAGGTAGTCGATCCGCTCCTGATCGAGAAAGGCAAACTCAGCGGTAAAGCTATAGCTTTCGTTGGCCAACTTGCCAGCCACTTTCCATTCGTAGCTAGTAGCGACGGAGAGCTTGAATCCCATGGGGTGGTGGTGTAGTGAAGGTTCAGAATCGCCAGCCTGATCAGGTCTGAGCAATGGAGATTTCTTGGTTGGATGCCGAGGAGATCATCGTGAAGTCAAGCTTGAGCCCGACCTTTCCGCGGATGTCCACCAGCCCGACCGGCGCCAGCTGGATCTGGGGCAGGGTCAAGGTGGTGATGTTCCCGGCGGTGGTCCCCCACGGGAGCACGAGGGCGCCCAGGGTGGAGCTGGCCGCGTTGGTCAACACGTCGAGCGTTGCAATCGGGGGCCGGGCGATCGTGATCGAGCCGGTCACCGCTCGGTCGGTGTGGTCGATGTGCGGCGTACAGCCGGCGTGGTCGTAGAGCTCCGTGGTGTTGGCGATGGTGAGCTCGAACTCCTCGACGCAGATCGCCACGCCTGCCAGGGTCAGCCCGCCGGCTGGCGTGTTGGCGGAGTTGAACGCCACCGCCGGGGCTTGGGTGGGGAAAGTCGGTGTCGGATTGGCGAGCGTGCTAGGGGCGCGATACAGGCCCTTGTACGCAGCGGTTGCGGTGACAACCTCGCCAGCCTTGGCGCTGATCGTGATTGATTCGACCCGGGCACCAGCGCAGGCATAGCGCACACCATCCAGAAAGAAGCCCACCGAATAGGTGGTGGCCGGAGGAGGCCATGCCAGGCCATAGACGACGCTGGTGCCGCCCACCACCGCCTTATTGAGGCTGGCGGCCATCAGGTGCTTATCGAGGCCGGCGGCGGTGCCGGCGGTGCCGGAGCCGGAGAACTCAAACGGCGCTTCGAAGCTCATCAGGCGGTTGACCATCACCGCAGGCACGGGGGTGCCAGGGCGAGCGCTGAGCATGGAGCGCTCAGCCGCGCCGAAGTCTTGGATGGTCGGGGTGAACTGGCCCACCTGGACTACGTCCGCCCCAGCCATCGTTTCAAGGGTGCCGCTTGTGGCCTCGGCCTTAATCTGCAGCAGCTGGTCGCGGTAGGCCATCGGTCGGGTCCTCGGTGGGTTCGGGCTGGGGAGCGGAGGGGCTGGCGGTCAGCTCCCGCCATTCGGTATCGGCGGGATCCCGGTAAAACTCACCGGGGCCTTCGGGGTGGGGAGGCGCCTTGGTCATGGCTGGGTAACGTCAGCCTCAAGAGTCTGATATTGCACAGAGTAGGCACAGCGCACCAGGCAGGCCCGCATATCTGCGCTGTGCTCGCGGCCGATTGACTTGATGTCATCGCACAGCCCGCCCAGCTTGCGGTCGCTCATGATCCGGCTGTGAACCGCAACATAGAACGGGTCGAGCAGCTGCCAGTTCGGCGCATCGCCGGGGGCACGGAAGGCGCTGATAGTCACCACCACTGGCAGGGTTGAGCTGAGCTTGCAGGTGGTAGCGATCTCGTCGGACGACTGGCCATCTTGATCAAGGCTGATCACCGTGCCATCCGGGAAGCTGGCGACCCGCGCCGAGTCCAAGAACAGGGCGTCAACATCGGGGATGTCGCTCTGCCCTGCAGCTGCTGCGCCCTGCAGCCTGGTGGCCAGGGCATCCATAATCCGGCAGGAGATGCTCAGGGTCATGGCCTGCGCTGCTCCTGCAGGGCCACGCCGAGGGCCACGTTGGCGGCAGCGGCCCAAGCGGCCGAGGCGCTTGCCAGGGGTGCTTCACAGTTGGGCCTGTTGGCACGCAGGCAAGCAATCCACCCGGCGGTCAGCAGGGTTGCCCCGATCACCAAGCATGCCCCGGCGAACGACAAGCAGCGGCCTAGGAACTGGTTCACAACTTCCCCGCCCGGAGCCGCTCTTCGTGGTCTTCGAGGGTGTTCTGATGATGGGCCAGCATCTCAAGGATCTTTCCCTCAAAATTCCCAAGCCCCTTTGAGATCGCCCAAAGAGCTTTCACTCCGGAGGCTGCCGTAGCGCCAACCGTCAAGGCCAGCCCCGCCAGGGCAATTGACTCAGCGACTCCCATTCTGAAGCTGGTGGACTGTGCTTAGGCTAGGGAGCCTGAGCCGCCGGGGTCACACCGTTGGGGCGGCAGACTTGTAGGGGTGGCCTGCAACCAGCCTGTCCTGTAGATCCCATCCCGCCTCCGGGCCGGCTGCGTAGCCCTCTGCCAGCAGAATAGTGTCCTGGGTAGTGCCAGGCGGCAAAATGCCAAGCATGAATATCTCGCCGACAAGCGGGAATGCATTGCCGCCGGTCGCCCCGACTTGCAATAAGTGTGTAGCATTTGCCGTAGATGCGGCGTTTGTGAGTGTATTATTTTTGATTTCTGTACCATTGATGCGGAGTATTGATCTACCTGCTGGAAGAGATGCGGCGGGGTTAGATGTATGGACAAGAATTACTGCTGTGTTTACTGGGTGCGCATTATCCGCTGATGCGTTTTGCGCTGTAGGCTGGCCAAGGACGCCGCGAACAATCTGGGCAAGCGCTGACTCGTTTTTGACGGCACCTAGCCTGTCGTCAAAACCCATAGCGAAGCCATGGTTTAGTGTTCCAAAGGCACTGTTCCCTAGTAAGCCGTAAAAAGCGTTGGGGTTAGAGTTGGCTCCAGCTTTCCACACGGCAACTACCGTTGAACCAGCTCCGGCGGCTGTGTGGAGCATATTGAATACTGATGCTAAGCCTGCAAAGGTAAGCCATTGTGAGCCGCTAAAGGTAAGACTGGCCTTGCCATTTAGCGCATTTGGTGTGATTGTTGGCCGACTCCCGGCGGCGCCGTCAAAAACCCTTCCATTGCCTTTGGCGTCTCTTATTTGAGTTACCGCTCCCGATATAACTGTAATCGTCCCCTCTTCGTCCGGCAGCAGCAGTAGCTCGGTGGGGGTGTTCGCGAGGGTCCATGGAGTTGGCTCCGCCGAAAATCTCCCGGAATCAACCCAGATGACGCTCATGCCTGCTGCTCCCATGCCAGCGATTCACGCTCGGGCGTAGTGGGGTCGTCGGCCAGGAATTGACCATCCTCGCCGCGAGCCTGCACGACAACCCACGGATCCCCGGCAGCATCGACCCACTCCTGCCCCAGTGCCGTCGCGGCCGGACGAGCAGCCCCGCCGAGGGCGGCCACGAACGCCTCGGGGAGGTGTAGGGCCAGGGCCAGGGTGCGCACCTCCTGGAGCAGCTCGGGGCCCACCAGCCCTAGGCGCCGCAGCGCCACCCATGCGGCCCGAAAATCGTCTACGTCGCCACCGCCCGCAGCGGCCAGCAGAGTGGCAACCACGGCTACGCCTGCCGCCGGAGCCTGGTTCAGGCCGCCACCAATCACGCCATTGACCGCAGGGTTGGCCATCATTGCCCTCTTGAACGTGCGCCATTCCGGCGGCGGAGTCACAGGCGGCAGCAGCTCCAGCAGCCAGCCCCAGCGCCATTCCCCTGCGCCGCGGTCGATGGTGCGGGTTTCGCCGAGGCTGTGCGTTGCGGGGTCGTATTGCGGCGCAGGCTCGCGCACGATCCGCAGCACTTCGTAGCGAGGGTCAAGGCCTTCGACTGGCTCCTCATCGCGGCGGGGGTAGTCGCGGATCACGCTGGTTTCAGTGTCGAGCAGGACGAGGTTTTGCATGATCAGGTCCTCCGCACGAACAGGTAGACCTTGAGGCCGGCCCCGGCCACCGTGCCGCCGATCTGATCGATGTCGATGCTGATCTCTGCGTCGTCAGCCAGGCTGGAATCTGTGATCGTTGCAGCGCTGGCGGCAGTTGTGCTGCTGGTTTCAGTGGCGTCGATTGACAGCTTCGTGCCCAGCACCGATGTTCCCGCTTCGTTCACGTCCGCGATCAGCGTGCTGCCGGTCGGGGCGGTGTTGACGTTGGCTCGAACCCCGAGCAGCGTGGCTGCGAATGGCATCCGAAACCTGACCTTATTGGGGCCGGCGGTGAGCGCGGTGGACTCATCGCCCACCGGGATCACGATCACATCGGCGTCTCGCTGGTGGACGTGATCGGCCCTGGCGGCATCGGCGCTGCTTCCGGCCGCTGCGGTGGCAGCCAGGGCCGCGGGGGCGGCGCTGCTGAGCGGCACGGCGGGGCCTGCTGCGCCCGTGGCGCCTGCGGGACCGGTCGCTCCGGCGGCACCCGTGGCTCCTGTGGGACCGGCCGGGCCGGTTGCGCCCGTGGGGCCAGTGGCACCCGTTGCACCGGCCGGGCCGGTGGGCCCGACCAGCGACGTTGGCAATCCCCAGGATCCGGAAGTCTTGGGGCCGTAGACCGTGTCAGCAGCTGTGTCGATGTAGAAATCGCCATCGACACCGAGCCCGGCGGACGGCGCGCCGGACCCAGATCGGACCGTCTTTCCGTCCGCTCCGGCGGCTCCGGCGGCTCCGGCTTGGCCAGCTGGACCGGTTGCGCCAGGTGCGCCGGCAGATCCCGTGGCACCTGTAGCTCCCGTGGTTCCCGTGGCGCCTGTCGCCCCAGGTGCCCCCGTCGCTCCAGCTGGCCCGGTTGCCCCCGTCGGGCCAGCCGGGCCGGCTGGCCCAGCTGGCCCAGCTGGCCCAGCTGGCCCGACCCCCAGTAATGCCGCGACCGCCGACAGCGGCGCGTCGCCCGTATTGATCGGCGCCGCCGTGCCGCTGCCGGAGCCCGCGCCAGTAGCCACGAAATAAACGCCGACCGTATTCGATGCCGCGCCGATTGCCGCAAAGTTGGTAGAGCCTACGGTGACAATTTGGTAGGCTTGATCTACAACAAATGCACCGGCCGTTACTCCCGCGCCAAGGCGGTCCACCGCGATCCGGTCGGTGCCTTGCACGCTGCCATAGTCCGGCAGCTCAGAGATCGTGGTGCGCGTTTCTGACATGGCCTCAGGCTAGGCAGGCTGAGCCTGCAGGGATCGGCCGGCGCCGCTGCGCAGCACCAGGCCCGACCCAGTGCGGAAGGTTCGGCCGGCAAGGGGGGTGACGACGGCTGCCACCTTCATCAACGCAACCCGGCAGAACGCGCCATCGTCAAGCCTCATGGGCGCCGTTTCGGCCTTGTAGGTCTGGCCATCCACGATCACCGTGGATCCGTATCCCAGATCGCCGAATGTCGCCGTGGGCACAGTCAACAGGTAGTCGATCACATTGATCTCACCGCCAAGGATCAGCTCGGAGTTAAGGTTGAGAATCCCCACGCCAGAAACGGCCCCGGCGACCACAGGGACGCCGAAGCCGTTGAGGTCGAGGAAGACGCTGAGATCCTCGGTGAAGGCCATCAGTCAGCAGCTGGGGGCTTGTCATTGGCCGGGGGCCTGGAGTCCTTGCCGGCCGCTTTCACGGTCTCAATGACACCAGCGGCCACCAGGGCAGCCGCTGCATCATCAGCCACGGGGATCAGGTCCCCGTGTTCGTAGCGGGCCCCGTCGTGGTCAACGGGGCCGATCGTCACAACGAACTTACTCATGGATCAGGCGATGATGTTCTGGAAGAAGTAGCCCACGTCAGAGGCGCAAACGATTTCGTTCACGCTCTCACCCACGCGCACGCGCTGGGAGCCGCGCAGGCCCACCTTGGGCTCAGGGATGCTGCCGCTCACCCGGTTGCCGTATTCGGCCGTGTAGCCAAAGGTGATGGCATTGCCGCGGACGCTGGCAGTCGGGTTGACGTGCAGCAAGGCCATGTGCTTGCCCCAGATGCGCGAAAGGCTCGCGGTATGGCCAGGCTTGGCTGTGTTGACCCATGCCTCTCCGACCAGGATCCGATCAAGCTCCAGCAGTTCAGCAACAGCCTGCAGAGACGCGGGGGCTCCCTGCGCGTTACTGGTGCTGGTGTTCCCGGTACTGGAGGGGGCCAGCGCTGCAGTGATCTTCGGGTGAACCTTGAGCTTTGACCAGGCCAGCTTGCCGATGACGCCGATATTGGGCGCCATGAGCATGCCGTCGCGAGCCGTATTGATTGCGGTGTAGGGATCGGAGTTGGTAAAGTCCGACCACTGAGAGGTGCCGCTCAGCGTTGTCCGGTTGGCTGCTGGGTAGGTGTTGGCGTTGAACACCAGATCGCGCACCCGGAGTTCACGGTCCAGCGCAACCAGCTCGGCGACACCCTCGGTTGCGCGGCCCAATGGGTCGTAGCCAGGAGGCGCGGTGTTCAGATCTTCATTGGGCACCACGTCATCGAGGCCGTAGTCCTTGACGAAGCCGGGGGCCTCGGATCCGCTGAATTGCACCTCGTTGGGAACGCCTTTGCGGCCCACCATGGTTTCAGGGACCGTAAACATTTCGTCGCGATTGAACTGCAGCCACTTGAACTCGCGGCTGTTAACAGGCGTGCGAGGCAGAACCAGGTCAGCGATATAGGAGCGGTTGCTGTAGGCAAGCGCAATCGCCGTCAGCTCCTGCTGAATCGGAAAGGGAAAGTTCTGATAAGCCATGGATCAATACCTCAGAGGGTGAATCAGCCCTGGAACGATCCAGGAACAAGAAGAACGGGGCCCTTGTCGCCCACGACAGCACTTGCCAGCGCGATACCAGCGGTGCGCACGTTTGAGCCGGCGGTGGCAGTAGCCGCAATGGCGCGGCCAGTGGAGTCGCTGATCACCAGGCCGCCACGAGTAACGGTTCCGCCGAATTCGACGGTTGCAATTTCCGTGAGAACTACGTCGAGCCGCTCGCCAGATGCGCAGCCCACGTCGTCAGAGACGCAAAAAATAGAGTCGCCTGCGGCGGCACCAAGGACCACAGTTCTGTCATCGGTGCCGAACTTCAGGAAGCGGTTGGCGGGGATCGCGGCGCCAGCCACGAACGCCTTGGTTAGGCCTTGATTGCGGAGAGTCATGGCAGGGTCCTCAGGATTTGGTCAGTTCGCGCCGGGCACGCGCCACGGCATCAGTCGCCGAAAGGGTTCGACCCTCGGCGCGAGCGGCGACCTGCAGCTCCTTGGCTCGCTCGGCCATCTCCTGCGCCGTTGGTTCAGGCTTGGAGTCCTGATCCTTCGCTTCCAGTGCATCGGGCGATGGAGCGAAAGGCACCGCAGGAGGGGCCTCGACATGGCGCACGGCGGCTTGGGTGGCTCGCAAGCTGCGCTCAGCCGCCAGGACGGCTACAGCGGCCCCGGGGCCGGTGGTGCGACCATCGGCAGCAAGCTGATTGATCAGGGCGTCGTGGCCCGGCATGGACTGCTCGCGCACGGCGGCGATCCGCTGGCGTTCAGCCTCAGCGCCCTCGGCGCGCAGCACCGCCGCGGCCTCAGGATTGGAAGCCTGCCATTCAGCGGCGGCCTCTTTGGGGGTTGGAGTGGAATCCATGGAGGATCTGGCGGAGGTCGTGGCGCGCCTTGCAGTAGAGGCGCTGGATGAAAGCTGAGAGATCAACGTTTCCAGGCTAGTGATTTGATCCGCTAGGCCCGCGTCGATCGCCTGCTGGCCGATGAACATCCGCCCATCGGCCATGTCGCTCAGCACCCGCTCCACCGGCACGCCGCGATTGGCAGCAACATCAGCGACGAACAGGGCGTAGAGATAGTCCACCTGATCTTGGATCACCTGCTGCCCGGTCTCAGTGAGAGGCCCATACTGCGAAGCGGCCCGCTTGTATTTGCCGGCCACGATCTCGGTTGTCTTCACTCCCATCGCCTGCTCGCGCTGGCTCACGTCCACATGGGTGGCGACCACGCCAATGGAGCCCACCTGGGCGGTGCCGGAATCGAGTGCCACCATGTCGGTGGCGCTGCCGATCCAAACCCCAGCCGAGGCCATCAGGCCCTGCACGAAGGTGGCGCTGGGCTTCACGCCTCGCAGGGCCCGCAGCGCATCGGCGGCGGCCTGGGTGCCGGCCACCGTGCCGCCAGGGGTGTCGGCAAGCACGATGATTGACTTCACCGCCGGATCGGCCGCAGCGGTCCGCACGTCACGTACGAACAGTTCGGTACTGGTGCCACCGCTCATGTTGCTCATCAGGTTCATCCGCTGGCCCAGCACGCCATAGAGCGGTATCAGCGCGGCACCATTGCGCACCTCGTACCCCTGTGGCTCGCTTGACAGTGGTCGGCCGATTCGCGCCTCGATGGCCGCAATATCCGGCTCTTCGCCTCTCACTCGGGCGGCGTAAATCGCCTGGATCTCCTCCAGCCGAGTGGGCATGATTGCCCACGGTGAATTGAGAACGTCGAGAACAGTCATGGCTTCAGGCTAGGGAGTGGTCTGCGTTGGCTCAGGCTCGGCAGCTGGAGCAGCCGGGATCAGCGAGAGTTGCTCCGCCGTGCTCTGGCCCGGGGCGCCTCCGGGTGCCTGCCCATTGGGCAATGCGTTGGCCGGCGGCTGCAGACCATCGCGCACCCGATCGGCCGTCTCCCTGGCGTTTTGCCTGTGCTTCGTCTCCCAATCGCCACCGTCGTAGGCCACCACCTCCTC